AACAGTATAAAGATTCCTATCTGGGAAATTAAGATACCCATAAATAGTATTCCTATTACGTTCATCAAGTTGACCAAATGAGAATGAATTATTCCCAGTAAATAACATAGATTCCAATTTTTCATTGATTCTACGGGCAGCACGTTCTACCATAGTAGTATCAAGTGGATTACCTAAATTACGACTAGCGGATAACTCACGTTCGTTTATTTCATAATCAACATGAATAATAGGAATTGGCAAGTAGTTATATTGATAATTCACTGTATCATTACGACCACGAGTCACCCCATCCATGCTAATTACAGCTTCTGCTGCATTACTAACGTCATGCCATTCAAGCACTGTCGTACCCATCGCATTACCTAAGTTGTATGTAAGATTGGCATCAATTAAATCCTGAATACCTCCCAAACGATACCTGGAAACCATTAGTAATGCTTCATCCAAGGCTTTCCATTCATCACGTCTTAAAGTGCCGTATGTTTGTAAACCATTAGTATTAACCGAAACATTCTTATAACAGTTAGGATTTTTAACATCTCCACGTTTTCCTGTTACTTTGTCCACTCCTGTATAGACAGAAACATACACTTGATTAGTATTTTCATCATAAAAAGGACGAAGTTGATTCCAATCAAACTTACCTTGTGCAGCTAATTTATTAGCCACAGGCCCAGTGTATTTTCCATTTCCACCTACAAAATCCATATTTACTCTTTCCATATATTTTTCCTCCTTTTTTACATTATCATTACTGAAATATATGGTGTTTCAGAAGCAGGGAATTTAGATGATTCAGTTACTGTAACATCATATAAATCCTTGTACTCCATAGCAATACCAATCACACTATTTTCAGCAGAAATTCCACCAGATTCAGTTAATCCTAAATTAACAGGACGTAAATAACCATATCCATTGGATTCTAAATAAGAATATTGATTGCAGATCATATCAGGACCTAACAGTCCATAAACCCAGTCACCACGGTAAGGAACCCAAACTGATACTAAATCACCAGCTTTATAATATTGCCCGAGTCCTTTGCCTTGCAAAAAATCTTCTGTGGCAAACATCGGAAAAGCAATTTCCCCAGCTTTATTATGAGGAATGACCTGTCCGGCAGCGTTAAATGCTAAAAGCATTCCAGGAAGTATATTTGCTGTTCCAGCAATAAACTCCATTTGAACATTGGAATACTTTTTTAATTTTACTGTTTTAAATTGTTCTAAGAACATAGTTTCTCCTCCTTATTTTTTATTAGGTTCAGCATCAAAAACTGGGAGCAATGGTTCAACATCGCCTGCATTATCAACTAATCCACCTCTAAAATTATTCATATTAGAGTAATTAGCAGAATAATCCACAGTTTCTTCTTTTTGTACAGAATTGAAAATACGATTTAACATATCTTCATTCATAGTATTTAGTACTTTAGTAGGCCATAATTCTACTGAAGTATTAGCCTGGATTCCTGAAATAAGATTTTGACGTCTTTCAGCCAATTGTCTTTTTCCATATTCCATAGCAGCGCGATCTTCAAATGATAATGCAGCATAAACTTCTGCAGGAGTAATCCGACTGTTCCTTTTCATTCCTTTTTTAGAAACTGCAGGACCGGTACCTGTTTCTGGATCATCGTCATCTGGTAAATTCTTCCCAGGAATCATTTTACCATCTTTGTGATCCTTAACTTTACCTGATTCATCGTATTCATCATCATCTTTGCCATCTGTATTAGCATTTGGTTCATCGTCTTCATCATCGTCTTCATCATCGTCAGAAGCTCCCTTAGCAACTTTCTTTCCTTTGACAATTTCACCATCTTTGTTAAACACGAACCCATTTGGAAGGAATTTATCCAAATCGGTTTCTTCTTGAGTTAATAACCACTTGCGGTCGCTCTCTGTAAATTTAGTTGCTGCATTAGTACATAAAGCAATAACTTTTTCTACACAACGTCCGGTACATGGTTTTACTGTTCTTTCCATTTTACCTCCCTTTGTTTTAAATTTAATATAATTTTCTAAATTTACATTGAGACCAACTTCTTTAGCCGACTGTAAGGCCTCAAATATTTCAGTCTGCATATTGTCTGCTAAACCTTTGGCATCAATGCCAAATTTTTTAGCTTTTGCTAATATTTTCCTTTTTGCCGTTGCTTTTTCTTCAGCACTTACTCCTTGAACCTGATTAAAACGAGCCAAAGCATTACGAGTATGAGCTGCATCAAAAATAGGCAATTTACTTTCACTAGGCGGATCTTTTGGAATTGCATAAAATTCACTAACACTCATTCCTAATTCTTCCCGCTTTTCCTCCATATCCGTAACTTGAGCATTGTCATTCATTTTACCTCCTTTTTTATTTGTCCGTACACCACAGCCATCTTTCCATGAACAAGCTCCAGCTGCATCAGGTAAAAGAGCTAAATGATCAGGTCTATGTCCACGAGCTACTGAATTATAATGTTCTCCATTCCAATCACCTTGAACAGGATCTTCTTCAGTAAAAACACCTATGCTTACATCCAAAGGTTGATTTTTCATTATTTTCTTATATGCTTCCGGTGAAGCTTTTCTTAACTTTTCTTTATCAATATAAGCTTCTGCTTTTAATTTATCTCCATCCATGTGTGTATTAAACACTTTTCCCACTGTATCCTGTCCATCTAATAAATCAGGAGAATTTGCAGAAACATGATACCCTTCTACTTGAGGATGATTTATTACAACAGGTATCCCGTTCCAAGACTGAGGAAATTTACCGAGTTCGTCAGCCGGATGAAGTAAAGGACCTGCAGAACCAGCATGAACCCCTTCAATCATCATTACCACAGGAACCACTATATGAGTCTTACCTTGAAAATTTACCTCTTGAATCTGATAATTTACAATAATAGTATCATAATTTACCGAAGCAGCATTTGCTACGACTCCATTAGCTTGACGTATAGCTTGCGGAGAGCATGATTCATCAGTACCCCCTGCTGCAATACATTTTTCTCGAACTGAATTAGCAACAGCAACCCATTGTTTCTTTTGCTTATCAGTTAATCCTTTATTGTGTTTTTCCACATCAGCAATTGTCCAAGGCATTTTATATTCCTCCTATATTTTTTTGATTTCTATTTCCTTTTTTGAGTTGGAAAATATCTACCATCTAATAATAGTTTATAAATATTATCCATTGTTGATCTAATTTCTTCCTGACTTTCTGTTAAATGATCTAAACTTTCATGCAAAAGTTCAATTTTACAATCTAATTTAGCAAGATCCTTTATATCAGCTTTTTGTTCAAGTTTATTCGTAATTTCCTTTATATCGTTGGCTTTAATTTGAGAAAATAAACCCCAAGCAAAAATACTAGCAGAAGATAAAATACCGTAACCCCAAATTAAAATTTGCTGTGGATTCTGCCAACCAATCTTAAAAACAAAAGCAGTAATTATTATACAAATAACAAGACCAATCATCCATGCTAGAACAGCCCTTCCAATCATCAAACTATATACTTTCATAATTTCTTAATTTTATTGGTTTGGTAAATAAGGTAAAGCACAACATCTACATAGAGGATGTGCAGGGATTAACTTTTCAATTTCATCTAATGTAAATATCTTACCTTGCATGCTTTCACATTTTGGACAAACTCGATCATCTCCAGCAGTTTGCCATTCTGCTTGAACATGAACATCATGTACTCCCCAATTTCTATATTCTTGAATAGTAGCTAAATGATGTGCTCTGATAATTTCTGTTCTCGCTAACATTTCTGCTCTTCGTGCTGCTGGAATAAATCTACCTAAAGTATCCGTAATTGCTAAAGTTCCCATTCCAGTACCATCTATTGCAGATAACATTTTTTCTGCAAGCAGTATAGGACCATCTCCATCTGCTAATCCTTGAGCTAATATTCTACTAATTTGCTGATCCATTGCAGCAGTAATACCTGTTAATTCACTAAAAGTTCTGGTATAAAGCAATCCAACCCTATCTACAGAAACAGGAGCATTTAACATTGCAAAAATACCTCCACTTTGCCCTATTGAAGGAACATCTGCTCCAGCTTGCTGTAATTCATAACGGCCTCTAATTAATCCCCTTTTATAAGAATCCAATATATAACGATTAGTCCAAGCTCCTTCTATTCCATTTCCTATTTGCTGCATATCTGTAACTGTTAATATGCCAGCATCTATTTGCTGTTGTAACCAATCCTCAAACATTGCCAATTTATCGGAAGATCGAGGAAAGTCAAATGCAGCATTCCCAGGACTATACATATCATGTACATGAATACGATTATTCAATCCGAAACAATCTTCGTCAGCTACTGTACGTTTTATGATTCGTTTAAAAGCATTGAAACGTTTCTCCATAGCATCAGCAAAAGCATTCCTCAAAACAGTTGTTCTTGTTGGATCAACGAGATGAGCATGCTCATAAACAGCATAAGAATGTACTATTGGAGAAATTGCTATCATTTTTTAATTCTTGTTAAAGGTAATTTAGGTTTCGATTTCATCAAAGGAGCCGAAGGTGAAAAATTAGTTGAATTTCCAGCATTCTTTTCAGGAACATCTGCTACAGGAAAAATATCAGAAGGAGCATTATCAGGTGCAATTGGACTAACCCAACTCTTATTAGGTGCTGTATTTGGTTTTGTTCCTTTTATAGGGATATTTGAAGTTGTAGTATCCTCACCCCCTGCAGGAAGATCAATTAATCCAGGTTGTCCTTCTATTCCCTTTCCTTGTGTTTTTTGTATCATTTGCATAACCAAATCAATTTGACCTTCATCCAAACCAAGACATAATTCCATGAATGCTTCAGGAGGAAAAATAGATTCTGCAATAGGATTTGTTGAATATGCTTGTATTGCTTGTGCTCTTTTCACGCCAATAGTTGCTCTATCACTTTCCGATTGTCCAAATAAATTAGACCAACGAATATCATAGCAGCTGGAAGTTGGTAATGGTAAAATACCTAATTCAAGCATTCTATCTACAAAAGGACGTACTATTCTTAATTCTGCAAAATCATCTCTCCTATTTTGAACAAAAGTAATCCATTCATTTGAATCTTGTGTACTTGCTAATTCTCCCCTTTCTGAACCTGTCAATACCCTTAATGGTATTCCTGTAACTGCAGAAATCATTTTCAATTGAGCTTCAACGTGAGGGATAGGATCAGCTATTTGTTGTGTTAAAGCTTTTACTTCAACCCCTTCATTAACTAAAAATCTACGAAGTCCATTCTCGTATTCATCAAATTGATTTTTTAAATCCTTTTCAAATTGATCTGTCATCTGAAATTCAGGAGCAACCATTCCTGTATAACCAGGACGGGCGCTTCTCCAAAACATTTCAGCATCACCTCCTACAATCTTTTCAAGATCCATTAACCGATTGAAAACAACTTCAAGACGTGGAAGTCCTTCAATGTCTGATTCTAAAAGATCATCAACTACATGAATAACCCTAGTATGATGAACTTCTAATACTACAGAAGCTGCTAATGCTATATCTTGGAAAGCACAATTATATACTTCAGGTTTTCCAAAACGAGGATCACCTGTATCTGTTACCCACTGTAAAATCTTTGCGGTACCTTCACCAAATGCTTTTAAGTAAATTAATTTATTCTTCCTCTTAGGATTTATTGGTTTTCTAAGATCACCTGGAGTATGACAATCATCTAATCCTAATAATAGTATTCCATATCTCCCTATTCCTGCTAACCGATCTACTCTTGCAAACATTCCTTTCAACTTAAATTGATCGTTCAATGTTTTCCAAGCGGCTTCAAAATCTGTTATTCCTGCTTTTTTAGTTTCTTCTAATACTAAATCACCTTGCCATGTTGCTTTTATTGGTCTATCAATAATTGCTTTTGCTATATCTTGACGTAAATAACGAGAAAGATAGTCAATATACCATAAATTTTTAACATAACCAAGAGTTAAGAACATATCCCTATTCCCACCATAAGATTGATGAGCTAACTCATTTGCTAATTGGGTACGAGTAATAATACTTTCAAATGTTTTAATATCCATCTGAATAGTTTTATTCTCATTCACTTTAAGAAGACGTTCCATAACTCTTAGGTATATTTATTCAAATTAAAATGAAGTAGAAATCCCAAAAATAGGACCTACATGAGCATTAGAAAATCCATTAGTCCCAATAACAGCCACTCCTAATCTAAGAAACTTATTCAATACTGCTACCGAAACAGCCCCCCCAAATCCAGCGGTAGATGCTCCATTCAAGTTTACTTGGCTCATAAAATCAACATTAATACTATAATTACAGTACGCACTTCCATTTATCAAACTATAATTTCCATATGATACACCAATACCAGCTGAATTTAATGCTTGTACCGTTCCCGCGCCAACTCCTAATGGATAAAATGAAGCGGTAAGAGTTACATCAGGAGACCAAAGAAAAGAGGTACTATCCTTAATAGTAGGTTGAAAAAATCCAGACCAAGGACTTGCCGTAGGCGTTGAAATAAGAGCATATTTACCCCCCTTAACATCAATTATCGTAGAGATACTTTGTGCTTGAATGAAACAAGCTACAAAAAGAAAAGAAAGAATAAATCCAATTTTTTTCATAGTATAAAAATTTAGGTTAAAATTAATAATTCACTTGAATATAGTTATAAAAAATTTTTTAATTGCCCGTATTAAAAGTACTAACCAAGGAGCATATGGATGAGAAATTTCTCCCATTGCTTGTATATCTGCTTGTAATGCTTGCATATCAAAATTAAGAGCACCTTGCCATGATTTAAGAATTACAAAATGAACTTCATCAAGACAACAAGTAGCCCAATCCCAAGTACCTGGAATAACTCCTCCCCAAGTAATTATATATAAATAATTAATATCGTATTTTGCAGAAACCACACAATGTCCGTCATTTGTTAATTCTCCTGGAGTCCAAGGAGTATTACTTTCAAAATCAGAAATCGCATTTTGCTGTACATTCATACCAAAATAACCAACTCCAAATAATTCAATACCTACTTTAATAAGATCATGGTTAGAAGGATCAACCGTAACATAACATAATACTTCTTGATCATCAAATAAATTAGCTTTTTGATAATTTAAAAAATCAGTTTCAGCTAAACCTGAATCTACATTACCAGTAAGTTTATTATACAATGCAATTACATCTTTTGCTGGAGTAATAAAAGCCTTCCCTGTCATTGCGAGTAAAACAGTTAAAGTATGTCCCCAACCTGCGACTACACAATCTCCCAAAGTATCGTTCCCATCCATCGGAAATACTGCTGCCGTATCATTACTCCCATTTATAACAAAAGTAGGAGTCATATTATCAATTGCATCTTTTGGTATGGGAAGAATTGTTAAATACTTTTCTAATCTTAAACTATGTTTATAATATTTTTTAGGAGCATGTTTTCCAAATTTACCAGCAAACCGTCCTTGCTTAATTACTTTTTCAATTTCTTTACCAAATCCTCCGGTTGAATTTTGCGTAAAAGCATGACCTAAGTAAAGTATCAAAGCAGCATAAATTGATTGCCACAATACCGTTAAATTAACCACGAATGAATGCGTTTGAATATCATTCGCAATATAAGTGCTAATTGCAGTACCTGCAGTAAAAAGAAGACCTTTTAATAGATCAGATCCATTCACCGTACCAAAAATAGTATATGCTGGTAAAATTAAATTAGTACCAACATAAATAAGAATAGAAGATAAAGCCATCACTCCATAAATAAGAGGGGTAGCTCCAGGAATAGCATAAAGAGTGACCAATGCTCCAATTATTGCTGAAATTAAACCTTTAAAGAAATTTGAGTTCATAATATATAAAATTTAGTTAAGTTTTATTTTAAAAATTATAGGCCCAAATAGCATCTGTACCCGAAGAACTGCTCTCGCTTAAAGTTAAATTATTAAGAGATAATGTAGAGCCTTAGTTTTTTAATAAAACCACTGACCCATAAGCAGGAATGGTGTATGATGTTGGATAAACCGTACCAGTAATATCCATACAAGGAAAAGGTAATGATTGAACTAAAGGGGAGTTCGACCAATTGTAATAAAATAATATATCATTTACGCTTGAAACTGCTTCAGGAGATCCAAATGTATGAGTATCTTGTCCAGAGGTAGTTTTCCATGACGCTAAAGTTGCATTTCTGTTGCCTCCCCCTAAAGCATTCCAGTTATACGTTATAGTATAATTATCTGCATATGGTCTTGCATAGTAATTGCTATCTAACCTTGTAGACGTCATTGTTCCAGAAATACTTGCATCTGCGCAATAAAAACCTATTGCTTTTTGAAAGCTGGAATTGTTGGATAAGTTTGTATCCGTTCTAGCTATAAATTGATTATGAGTAATTGTATTTATTGGATATGTGCCTGAACTCCAGAGCTCATCGTGCCATAACTGATAATTATTGCTATTGTAAACTATATTATTACTTATCTGCGTATTGCCTTGATTGGCGTTTAGAAAAATACCATATTCGTAATTACTTGAGCATGAATTGTTGGTTACAATAAAATTCTTAGAGTTATTATCCAGGTATATTCCTGCGGCAGGGAATCTATAAGGAACACCATATTGATTACCTATCCCGTTAATTATAATATTATGATCTATAACCTGGTTCGTCTGCTCTGATTGTCCACCCCTATAAGAGTAGATTCCACCCCCATCATCGATAACCATACAAAATGTATCTACAAAATTATTTTGTATTAGCATCCCTGTACCAAAAAATGTTATGCCTCCATATCCTGTATTTATTATTTGATTATTGTTTACCGTAAAGTTTGTAGTAGTGGCACAACCTAACGCTGAGTTAGCTCCATTAAT